CGACATCGAGAAGGGCGAGCGTTCGCCGGGCCGCGAACTGGCCGTCCGCATCGTCGAGATTTACCCCAACGTTGACCTTCTGAGCCTGCTTCGCGGGCAGCAGGGGGCAGCATGACCCTCCATCCCACTCATTCAGATCGGGGCTTCGGCCTCGTAGCGTCTGCCGTAGCTACGTCCCCCCAAAACCCGGCAGCGGCAGACGCGTCCATTTCCCATTCGCGTCCGTCCCCCCGGCGCGAACGGCGGCGAGCCACCCCCCAAGCACCGACCCCCGGCTCGCCGCCGACCCTTTCCGAGAGACGAGCCTGAAACGAACGAACCCGGCGCTGACACGCCGGGCTCGCAAAACGCCAGCCTTTCGAGAGTGAGCCTCGAACGTGACCGACAGCCATCAACATAGCTTAGAATTCCGGCAGGACCATGTCTGGCACATGACGGTGCAGTCATGAGCGTTGCGTACATTCAAACGGGTTTCAACTTTTCGGGCTCGGAAGCTCCGCGCGTCGAGGCAATCTCCGCACAGCTTGCGTATCATTACCTTGAGGCGGGCCACTATATCGGGACCGTCCCGAGTATTTCCTACGCCTTTGGTTTGTGGCGCGGTTCGGAGCTTGAAGGCGTCTGCTGCTTTGGAAGCCCTGCGGGCCCTCCTCAGCGTTTGATCTGCGGCGCGGATTGGGCGCCGCACGTCTTGGAACTCAACCGCCTATTCCTCGTCAGGAACATCCCTCACGACGCGTCACGGCTGGTCGGCGCTTCTCTTAGGGCGCTCCCTAAGCCGTCGATTGTTATTTCTTACGCAGACCCATCAGCAGGGCATTCTGGCACGATCTATCAGGCGTGCAACTTCCTTTACTGCGGGCTGACGGAAAAGCGCACGAACTGGACTATCGACGGCTCGGATAAGCACGGCGTCACGATTGCCGATGAGTTTCGCGGCGCGGGTCGCTCCGAAGCGATGCGCAAGAAATACGGCGAAAGGTTCAGCCTACAGCCGCGTCCGCGCAAGCATCGTTATGTGTTCGTGTGCGCCAACCACAAAGACAAGCGCGCGATCATCTCAGCGCTGCACTTCGCCCCGCAAAACTATCCGAGGGCCGCAGCATGAGCGAACTCGCCCGCAGAGCCAACGAAATCCGAGGCATCTCCCAATCCTGCAAGACAGTGAACGACCTGGCGAAGCGCACCGGCTTCAGCATGGAAATCGCGCGCCACTGGAACACGGAACTCAAGCTCAACCTCCCCGACGCAGCCCCTCGTGGCGGTGCTGTGAGGGTCGCTCAGGCGAATCCCGAAGCCCCAGAAGAAGGGGGCGGGGAAATGAGCAGCCGTAGCGACGCCCTGTCTGTCACGTGTCCTGAGTGCGGATCTATCCCCGAGGAACCCTGCTGCTCAAGCCGTGGGAAGCGTCGCGCCTCATGTCACGAGGGCCGCCATCAGACGTTTCAGGCGCTTCGTGATGCGCTTGTGGAATGGCACAAGGAAGCTGGGGAGAAGGCCGCATGAGCGACCTGCCGTATATGCCCCTGTGGGTATCGAAGTATGAGGCTCACACAGCGCACCTGACGCTTTGCGAAGATGGTGCCTACCTGCGCCTGCTTCGCCTGTGCTGGCGCACGCCTGGCGGAACCATTCCCGCCGACGACGCATGGGTCCAGCGCCAGATGCGCGTCGATGCGGAGACGTTTGCCGCGTACGTGAAGCCGATCCTGACCGAGTTTTTCACGATCCGCCGCGGCCGCTATGTCAACGACGCGTTGAAGCGGTTTTTCGACGAGGCAACGGAGAAAAACCAGCGCCGGAAAAACGCTGGTCGCAAGGGTGGTGAGGCTAAGGCTCGGAAAACAAAAGATACTGCGCCTAGCAATGCTACAGCAAAGCCAGAGCAATGCTCTGGCAAGACAGAGACAGAGACATATACAGAACCATCTGATGCTAACGCATCAGATGTTTCCGCGGCCGCGAAGCGCAAGCGCTCGAAGCCGTTCGTCGAGCCTCATTTCATGGCTGACGACTGGTGGCCTTCCGAAGCGGACTTCGCTTGGGCGACCGATTCCAAAAACACCAAAGGCATCCAGCTCACGCGCGAGGAAGCGGAAAATGAAACCCATCAGTGCAAGCGTTGGTTCCTCGATAAACGCGACGCAGGAAACGCAGTCGGAAAGCGACCAGGACACACTCGGTCATGGCAAAGCTGGCTATGCAAGGCGGCCCCCGAGATCCTACGGGCTCGACCACGAGCCAACGGAACCGCCGCCCGTGCCGGCGCGCGTGTCCAGACCCGCTTTGCCCCGCAAGTCAGCCAGCATGATGCCTTCGCACTTGCCGCCGCTCAGGCAAGTGACCCTGAGCGTGGCGCAGGATGGCAGCCGGATCACGGCAATGGTTCTCGCCCACCGAGCGGACCTCCCCGCCTTGAAGTCATCGATAGCGGAGATGCGCGCGGCGCTGACGCCACCCACGCCGGAGGAAATCGCGGCTTCGGTAGCCAGACTGTTCTCCCATTACCCTTCGCCGCAGTCCGGTAACACCATGACTGTTGCGCAGGACTGGATTGAGGACATGGGGCAGGTGAGCGCGGTTGCGTTTCATGCTGCCGTGGTCGAGTGGCGCAAGGGCGCGAACGCGTTCCGGCCAAGCCCCGGCCAGCTTCTGGCGCTCATTGAGCGCATTGAGGCGCCGGTTCGCGACCGCCTGGAGTTCGCGCTTGAAGTCGAAGCGCGCGAGTCAGGCATGAGCACGCGCGAGCGCATCGCTCATCTCCATCACCGCCAGTACGAGCTTGAGATGGGCATGGTCCCCTACGAGGTCCACGCCAAGGGTTACGACGAAATCCAGAGATACCTCGAAGCCGAGATGGCCATCGTCAAATCCGAAATCGCACAACTGGAACAGGGGGCATAAATGTACGACGGGCAGGCGATTCCATCCCACAAGCCGCTGATTGCCGAAGTGAAAGCGGCGGTGGCGGAGATCCACGGCATCCCGCGCGAGATGCTGGTCGATGCCTCACGCGAAAAGCGCTGGGCTCATCCGCGTCAGGAAGCCATGTATCTGGCGAGGGAACTGTCCGGCGTCACTTATCCTCAGATCGGACGCCATTTCGGGGACCGCGATCATAGCACGGCCATTCACGCCGTCCGCACGATCACCAAGCGGATGGAAACAGATGCCGCGCTGGTCGAACGCCTTGCCGCGTGCCGCGCATTGATCGCTGAACTGGTGTCGCAGAGGGTCGGGCGGATGATTGCGGTGCAGGCTTCATCCTCGGACTGGTCGCCGCCTTCGCCGCTGCGCATCGCCAAGCCTGACGTGGTGATTGGATCGATCGATCTTGCTTCATGGCGCGCACTCGGCGGTGAGCTGGAGGCGGCATCATGACCCGCCCCAACGCTGCCCTAGCCCTCAAGACTGACGACCGCCCCGCCGCCCTGCGCCGCAAACCGCAGGAGCGTCTTCAGGCCGTCCAGCTTGCGCAGTACAAGACCGAGGACGAAATCCAGCGCGAGGTCGCGGCGTATCTCAACGTCAAGCTTCCGAAGGCATGGCGCTGGCATCATCCCCCGAACGGAGGATGGCGCAAGAAAGCCACCGCTGCGCGTCTTAAAGAGCAGGGCGTCAAGCCCGGCGTGCCTGACGTGTGCATTCTCCGCCCGAACGCGTCACCGATATGGATCGAAGTGAAAGCCTTCGGCGGCACGCTCACGCTGGCCCAGAAGGATTTCATGCAGTGGTGCTCAGAGGCCAAGCATCCGTTCAAGGTGTGCAGGTCCGTTGGCGAGGTCGAGGTGTTCTTGAAGGAGTATCTCGCATGACCCGCCGCAACGAATGCCATGACGTCAAAGCCGCCGCCGCACAGGCCGCCCAGCTCGTCGCTCAGCGCCAGACCTGCGAGAAATGCGCATACCTCAAAGGCGTCCGGCCAATGTGCCAAGCCGAGGCATCGCCGCACTATCGCCTTCCCCGCCATGCCGGAAATGAGCGTTGCAACGCCTACATGGTCGAGGGCGCCCAGAAGCCTGCGCCGGTCGAGGCGCCCACAATCTCCCGTGCGGCCATCGCGGGCGAGGTCGCCAAGCGCAAGCACAATCGGTGGGAGCGTCGGGCATGAGTGTTCGCATCGTGACAGGCGACTGCCGGACTGAGCTGGCAAAGCTGGCTGATGATAGCGTCAACTGCGTCGTGACGAGCCCGCCCTATTTCGGCTTGCGCGACTACGGCGTGGACGGGCAAATCGGCCTCGAAAGGTCGGTGCAAGAGCATATCACGATCCTGCGTGACGTCTTCCGCGAAGTGCGGCGCGTGCTTCGCAAGGATGGTACCTGCTGGGTCAACTACGGCGATGCTTACGCTTCCGATGACAAGTGGGGTGGCTCGTCGGGCGGCAAGCACGTCAAGGAGCTTCACGGCAAATCTGGCATCGGTCGCAACAAGCGTGAGACGGGGCTGAAGTCCAAGGATCTGATTGGCCTTCCGTGGCGCTTAGCCTTTGCGCTGCAGGACGATGGCTGGTGGCTGCGCTCCGACATCATCTGGGCCAAGCCCAACCCAATGCCCGAGAGCGCGACTGATCGGCCTACGCGAGCTCACGAGTACATTTTCCTTCTCACAAAATCGGCGCGCTACACTTACGACGCCGACGCGATCCGCACGCCTTTGGCGGCCAAGACCTTCACGACGTTTGGCACGGAGCATCGTACGCAGGGCAATGACGCCATGGGGTCAGTCAAGTCCGACAACTGGGGCTCGAGCGTCAAGGTCCGCAAGCCGAAGGTGAAGGTTCCGGGCGGATGGGATCGTGGCGATGGCGCTCACGGAAGCATCCATCGGGACGGGCGAGGCGAGCCTGCCTATCAGGAAGCTGAACTCGCTGGCGCGAATGCTCGCACTGTGTGGACGATCTCTACCAGCGGCTATCCTGAAGCCCATTTCGCCACCTTCCCGCCCGAGCTTGCCGAGCGCTGCATCAAGGCGGGGTGCCCTGAAGGCGGGACAGTGCTGGACCCCTTCGGCGGCGCAGGAACTACAGGCCTTGTCGCTGACAGGCTTCAGCGCAACGCGATCCTGATCGAGCTGAACCCCGCTTACGCGGAGATGGCTAAGCGCCGCATCGAAAAAGACGCGGCGCTTTTTGCATCTGTGGAGATGGTCGCATGAAACACGACGACCGCTTAACCTCCAAACGCCGAACCGATGTCCGCAACGCCATCCAGGCCGGGGCCGGTTTTACTCAGCTTGCCGAGCTATGGGGCGTCTCGCGGCCCTGCGTATCCCAATGGTGCGACCGTCACATTGAGCCGGAGGAGCGCGCTGCGCTGCGAAGCAACGCCAACATCATCCGGGGCGACAAGCGGCGGAACTACGTGCTGTCAGCCCGGCTTGAACTGCTGGCCGCCTGCCGGGCTGCTGGGATGTCGTTCGAGCGCATTGCAGCGGCCATGGGATGCAGCGGCGTATCGCTCTGGACGCTGGCCCATCGCCATGCACCGGACGGGCTCCAAGCCGCAGTTGAGGACTTTCGAGACGACGAAGCCGCGTAGCGTACAGCAATCAGAGGGACCGATATGAGCTTGCTAGAAAAACTCAGAGAAGACCGCGCCGCCGCTTTAGAAACGATTGAGGGGCTGGAAAACGAAATCGCCCCGCTCGAACAAGCGCGCGAGTTCTGGACCCAGATGGTGGCTGACTATGACATCGCCATCGCCGCGCTGGAGCCAGCCCCCATCCCCGAGCCCGACGACGCCAACGAGTTTGCGGAGCCTGCGCCCCCTCCCGAGTTTGTCGTGCTGGACGAGCAGACATGCGAGCCGGTCGCTCTCGCAGGTGAATGGGTCGGGATGCCTGATCGCGAGCATGCCGCCTTCAACGAACCCGAGCCGGAGATACCGGAGGGGTTCACGCGGCACGATGGCAGCAAGGTCTGTCCCGTTGACGAGCATTCCCGGGTGTCCATCGCCTTCCGAGTTCCGGGCGCCGAGCACATGATCACAACCACCGTTGCGACGGCTGGTACGTTAGACTGGTCTACGATTCTTGGATATGAGCTGTGGGCGCCATCGCCCGCTTACGCCGAAAATCTGGCACGCATAAAAACGGAAATCGACGCCAGCGAGTTCTCCGAAGGCGAGGAAGACGACGGCTCCGGCTACGCGCCCGTAACGCAGGCTGAGCCGGAAATCCCGGACGGCTTCATCCCGTGGCGAGGCGGAGACTGCCCGGTTGATGGCGATACCGTCGTCGATGTCGTTTACCGCAAGGCTGGGCGGCTCCACAAATCCACAGGCGCGCTGGCTTGCGACATCGACTGGGGCTGGTCCGAGCGCCTGTCGGATTATGACGTTATCGCCTATATCGCCTATGATGTCATCAGAGCCCGGTCTCAGCCTGTGGCCGACCCGCCCGCCATGGAAGGCGTCGCCCTGGTGGACGGCGCTTGGAAAATCCCAAGTCCGGTCGATGAGGCGAGCCACCCGATGGCCGCCTATGTTCCGGCGACGGACCCGCAGGCCGACGC